CGGAATATTCCGATTCTTGCTGGAGCAGACCAACCGGAGACTATCGTTAACGATATTCTTGGTGGTAGCTTCCAAGGCGCGTATCCATATCGGGCGACTAACTACAGAACAAGCGATGGGCTGCTGTTATCTGTATCAGGAGTTATCTACTTTCTAAAGATAGTAAACAACCAAGCATACGCATACAAGCTCATCGAAGGTAACGATCCGGGCATGATGCACACATTCTTCGTGCAAGCTGAAGATCGGGCGTATATCCAAAACGGATACCAGAATGCGATTGCATGGGATGGAGTATTAGGGACTTTCAATGCTACTGAAATCCAAAACGAAGACTACTGCGAGATCGTTTCAGTCGGCACTACCAACTTCACATTGATCGGTGCGCCATCCAATACAATCGGAGTAAAGTTCACGGCAACTGGAAGCGGAGTAGGAACTGGAACAGTTAAAATACCTGCCTATCGCTTGAATCCATACCTCGCCAAGATGCCGATTGGGACTGTAATGGAGTATGCCTTTGGCCGAGTCTTCGTCTCTGATAGGTTCAATCAAATCTACGCATCAGACATTATCTATGGTGGTGGATTTACCGACACCAAGAATACCGAAAACTTCACAGAGATTGGATACTGGGCAGAAGGTGGTGCGTTCTCTACTCCAGCGATGATGGGGAATATAACTGGAATGAAAGTAATGCCACAGATTGGTTCAAACCTTCGCGGCCAAGGTGAGCTTGTAGTTCTAACTGGTAACGGAGCATTCTCAATGGATGTGTCTATACCAAGAATCCAATGGAACACATCGAACATCCAACGCATCTCACTGCTTGGGCGCGGATGCACAAGTCCATACTTGGGACTAGCAAACTCTGAGCTTTGGTTTAGGTCACACGATGGATGGGCATTCTACTCCAATAGCCAATCTGAATTTGCGCGATACTTTTCACTACGTAAACTATCGAGGGAAGTAAACAAATGGGTGCAGAACGATACTCCGTGGATGAAGCAATTCGCTTCTACAATGTTTTTTGATAACTATATCATCAGCACAGTAGCACCACAAACCTATCGAGCAGAAGGAGTGGAAGGCTTGAACCGCTATCATAGGGGAATGGTGGTTCTTGATCTCGACCAATCATCTTCACCCGCACCAGACGCACAGCTTTCTTTTCGCTGGAATGGCATTTGGACGGGCTTTAGACCCACTCAGCTACTCACAGCACTAATCCAAGGTGAGAAGCGAGGATTTGGATTCTCGTTTGATAAAGACAACAAGAACCGACTCTACGAATTTACAACAAGCCAAGGCGACGATTACGGGCCAAATGGAACAAGACAGATAGAATCCTTTTTTACTACTGGTAGGTATGACTTCAACAGAAGCGGCGCGACGAACAAGTTCCTCCGCAAAAAGATTACTGGTGGAGAAATGTGGATGAGTGAGATCAAGGGAACAGTAGATAGCTATGTCGATTTCCGCGCAGATTCTAATCCATGCTGGTCAGAACTAAAAGTTCCTACAACTTTCGGATGCAACCCATGCTCACCTAAAGTAACTGAATGCGTTCCACAGAAAAGTGGCAATCGCTACAAACGATACAAGTTTAACACTCCTGACCCAAGCGAGTGCAATGACTTGGCAGGTATCCCATCGGTAGAGGGGAGCGAGTTCCAAATAAAAGTAGCCTTAACTGGTGCAGCTACTGTTGACCGAGTTCGCCTAATGGCAAACATTAAGAACAACGACGATTCACCAGTTGGTGACTGCCCCGAAGAAAATGAGGAATGTGAACCATTTTTGTGTTGCCAAGAGAAGTATTGGGAATATAATATCGTAAATTAGCTATGGACAATTCTGATTCCAGCCCTGCAATTACATTCCCAAATGTTCCAGATGATTTCTGTCCAACTGGAAACTGGCAGAATGTATTCCAAGCATTTATTGATGAGGTTCTGTCTAATGGAACTATTCTCGTTCCGGGTCTTGGTGATGTAACTCCGCAGCAAGTTTCTCAAATTAATCAAACACTTGCTGACCAGCAAACGCAGATAACCGCACTTGATACGCGAGTTGATACTTTAGAAACAACTGTTGGCGCAATCCCAACTGTCAAAGTTCGTTATGGAACACTAACTCCTATTGCTGCTGGAGACACAACATCTATTGGAGTTACCTTTAGTTCTCCGCTACCATCTGCTGTTTATGGTATTTCATTGACTCCTATTTATGGTTCTGGAACTCCAGCATCAACTCCACTTTACACGATTATCACCCAAAATACAGCAGGCTTTACAGTAAGGGTTGATAACAACATTGCAGAAATTACGAGCTTGAACTGGATGGCGGTTCATACCTCACAACCATAAGCCATCACAAAGAAAACCAAACATATGACACCACTAAAAGGAACCGATCCAAAGTTAGTTAGCGGAGGCTCACCAACTCGCGGCATGATCCGTGAAGGTATGGGCAATATGCCTAACCTCGGAAAAAAGAAGCCAAGCGTTTATACGACTGCTGGCACTCCCAAGCAAGGCTACCAAAAGTAATTATCGGTAACGATAACCTATGGCTGATACCCTTGAGGAGATGGTAGAGCTTGTGAAGGGTTTCGTTGGCGACTCAGGAACTTGTTCATACGAGCGAGGAGTCAAAGCCATAAACCAAGCACGGCGACTACTGTGGAATAAGCGGGCTTGGACTACTCAAGAAGAGTATGTCCAAATCTGCTGCGTGAACGATTGTTTCACACTCCCGAATCGGTATGAGCAAATCAAACTTGCGTGGATTGGCAATGAATCAGTCTCGCTCGCAGACGAATGGTTTAATGCGACCAATGCGTTTGCTCTCCATGCCAACAAATCGTGCCACAGGTTAATTACTGAAGTAGGTGGTCTTCACGTTTTATTCCGTGACTACCGAACCCGCCCATATCAGATTGCTGTCCTCGCTGAAAATATTGAAGATATAGGAGTTGAGTTGATGTTTGACGCACAAGATGAATATCAATCTTACCACAAAGTTTCTGTAACCACAGTTAGAACTCCAGATATTGGTAAATCTCAAGAGACAGTTGTAGGTATCCGCGCAGTAAGTAAACCAGTAACTAAAGGTAGGATTCGGGTATATGCTTATGATCCAGCATTGGAGATTAAAACTCTAATTGCTATCTACCAACCAACTGATAGTAACCCAACATTCAGAAGGTTCCGCGCCCCGAAAACCTGCGAGTGTATTACACTCTACGCATCCAAGAAATACTTCGATCTAACCGATCCAAAGGAACTGGTAGAGTTCATCCCAGATGCAATGATCTATGCTATCCTTGCATTGAACTCGCGTGAGAATCGTAAGGCGCAAGAGTTCATGTCTAACTTAGCATTGGCCGTGCAGGAGCAAGAGAAGGAGATGGAGAATGTAGAAATCCCAACCGCCGCTCCAATCAGGTTCTCTAACTATAGTCGGGCAGATAACCTAATCGGGTCTGATTTATTGTCACCATCACCAAACGATTATTTCCTTTCGAGATGACACTGACAATTCCAGACAAGATTGATGCAAGGAATGTAGTTGGATATGGTGATCCAGACTACGAACTCAACTTGATGGATTTGGAGATTCTAAAGTTACCTCCACGGGAATGTCCGTTGATTCATAAGTTCACGCCGGGAATGTATATTCGGGAAATCTATATGCCGAAGGATACGATTCTCACAACTTTGCTCCATCTAACTACCCATCCGTTTTTCGTGATGAAAGGCGATGTGACTGTCTGGTATCATGGCATCCCAGCCCATAGGTATAAAACAGGCTACACGGGCATCACAGAAGCAGGAACGAGGCGTATGCTTGCTACCCACAAGGATACAGTCTGGATTACTTGCCATGTAACTGATTTGACTGATCCAGACGAAATTATTGACAGCATCACTTCAAGAGACTTTAATCCTCACATCGCCAAGGAAGACCCAAGGGTGCAGAAGTGGCGGCACAACCGAACCGACTTAATCAAATGAGCTTTTATCACCATCCAGAAGATAGGTTAAGAAACAAACATCCTATGATGTTTCATAGCACAGGATTCGCTATTGCTGCTGGTGTAGTTGCTGTAGGTGCGGCGGCAGGGTCAGCAGCTATCTCTATGTCAGCGGCAGATAGAGCAAATAAAGCTCAAGGTAAGGCAGCAGGACAATATAAAAAGCAACAGAGGAAAGCTGTAAAGGGATACGAAAAAGGGCAGCAACAAGTCCAAGGAATGATCGCTGATGTTCAAGCTCCAGTATATGATTTTGCAGCTATGCGAGCAGATGCTGAACAAGACTCAGAATATCAACGCCAACAACTTGAGAAGTTTTTGCCGGGTGCAGCAGCGCAAAGGGAAAGGCAAATGCAAATAGTAAATCAAGCAATGGAAGTTCTTGCTCAAAATGCGCGAGGTGAATATGGGGAGGATGTAACCCAAAAAACAATGCGTGATGTCGCTCAATATGCAGGTGCAGGATTCAACCTAGCAACAGCAGGGCGGACTGGAGGATTCCAAGCAGCACAAGGATTAGCACCGAGACAACTTGGGCAATTAACTCTTGATGTGCAAAGAGGAGCATTTGAAGCAATGCCTCGTATCGCAAGCATTGGACAAAGTTGGTCACAAATAGCAAAAGGATTCATGGCGAACACCCAAGATTTTGGAAGGCTTAGACTTGGCTACCAAACAGCCGCAGCAGAAGTTGGATTGCAAAAAGCCAAGATGACAGGTGATATGTTCTCTAATATGTTCAATGCACAATCTGGATTGGCTACGAATATTTATTCAGCAAACAAAGAGAATGCCGCCGCAAGCTATGCCGCACAGCAAGCAGTCGGCCAAGGTGTCTCTGACATTGGACAAGCTACATCTGGTGCATTGAGTGGATATAGTAGTGCGCTTGCTAAACAAAACATGGGTGGCGGTGGAATGGGTGGAGGAGGCGGGTATGCAGGTGGATTTAATTACGAACAAGCCTACGGCCCAGCAACCTATGGAAACTCATCTGATCCGTGGGGTAATTTTAGTAATGGATCGGGAACAGGAGCATAATTTATGTCTATCGCAGAACTCATAATGCAGGGAACGAAACGCTCATCGGAATCTACCGCATGGGTTGGAGATTCTTTGGCTAAACTTGGTCAACAGGTAGGTGCTTCCTTGGCAGAGAGGGAGCAGCAGAAGCAAGCTCAAGAGATGCTACCATTCTTGCAACAGAGTATGCAGGAGTCGATGAAACTTGCTCAGGATGGTGATACTGCTGGAGCTTATTCAAACATAATGGGTATTTTTGCAGCAAATCCTGATCTAATGCGGAATAAAGCTGCGCTTCCATTCTTTGAATTGGGACTGAAAGGAATAGATGAATCTGCTCAAGTTTACAAACAGACCCAAGATTACAATCAAAGACAGGCATACTACGATAAGGTTACTGCAAATAAAACTGGTGATGGTAACACACCATCAGTAGATGCATCAGGATATGGATTTGGAAATATCTCTTTTTTAGATAATGAAACTAGTACACCATTGCCCGTAAATTTCAAACAACCAGTTGAAGAAATGCCGCAAGTTGCTGGTGCTGGAATTCCCGGATTTACTGGTGAGTTCTCGGCCAGTCTTAATGAACCTGTTCAAGAAGGAACTCTAGCGCAAATTACAGCAAGAAAAAATGTTGAAGGTGTATTAAATCTTCCAAAAGAAGAACAGAAGCAGGCAACAATGTCTTTTGGCATTACCAATTTTAATACAGATCAATATGAGGTGCGAAACATTGAAGGGTTATCAAAGTATCTACCAGACTTTGTTGGTTTTGCGGTTCCAAAAGAAAGTTGGAAAGAAACTACAGCATCATTATCTGGTAAAGGAGAACTTAGCCGCCAATCAAAATTGACTGCTCCAGAAGCAAGAGAAAATTTCTCAAAAGAAAATGGAACTGAATTTGCTGTTAGACAAGCAGTAAATACAATGGGCGACAAAACAATGACCAAATTGTTTAATGACTACGGAAAAGATATTTATGCTTTAAGGGCATCCACAGATCAAAAGGATGACCCAAGGGGTCAAGAACCTATCTATACAGTTACTGGTAAGGATGGGAAAGATATAAAAATTACAAAAAAACAATATGCAGCAATTGAAACAATTGCAGGCATTACTCCTGCTGTAGCAGAAAATGCTGGTGGAACTCCTGCTATATTCAAGCCAAGTGGTAAAACCAACGAAGATAAGTATCCTTCGAGGGATACTAAGCCTAATGGAAATGCAGCACCAGCATCGCCGACACCAACGCCACCTCCTGATCAAACGACTCCATTTGATAAAGCTGTAACTCAAAAACAAACTGAAAAACAAAGTCAAGAAACAGTTGCTGCAAAAAAATCTTTAGAAAATCAGAAAACAAAAATTGAAAATTCAATTTCAGAACTTCAAGATAAAGCTAAAATTCTAAATGCTGTTGCTCAAAAAAATATAACAACTCTTCCAGAGTATCTTAAAAAAAGAATGAGTTCATACATGAATGCAACTCCCGCTCGAAATAAACAAGATTTTTTAGATACTCGAAAACAAATTGAAAAACTAAAAACAGAGTTAGATTCTTTAAAAGAAAAAATTCTTGAGTTTCCAAAGTAAAACTGATAGGTATTTCACATGGCTTTTTCATTTGATGAACTGAAATTTGCGAGAGATAGAGGATATTCTGATGATGAAATTTGGAATATAATTTCCTCTGAAAATAAAGAAATAGGTTTAGCAAAAGAAAGAGGTTATTCTCTTGATGAAGTTGCTTCTATTGAATCTGGGCAACCAATGCCAAGTGTTGAAGTTCCCGAACCAGAACCAATAGAAGAACGAGGCATAGCCCGTGCTGCTGGCGATGTAGGTGTAGCATTTACTCAAGGCGGGGTAAGAGGATTCCGTAGCTTAACTGATGTATTTGGTGCAGGTAATCCAGCTTCAACCACACTTCGCGGAGTTGAAGATTATGTTGGAAACCTTCTTTCTGCCCAAGCAAAGAAAGATCAAGGGGAAGTATCACGCATACTTACAGAGGCTCAAGACAAGGGAATCTACGATCAACTTATTGCGGGTGTAGAAGCATTTGCTACTGCACCAGTTTTGACAACAGCAGGGGCAGCAGGAAGTATTGCCGTGAATTTACTTGGAGGTATTACCGCTAACGCCGCATCATTGGGAATAAGAGGAATTGCTTTGGGGGCGAGAGGAATGATGGCATCTCAAGCGGCAATTGGTGCTGCTCAAGGGGCAGGAATTATCAAGGGTGAAATTTACGATGCGACTGAAAAATACCTTTTAGAGCAAGGTATGTCTCCAGAGATTGCCAAGCAAGGGGCAAGTGAAGCTCAATCATTTGGAGGTAAGAATTTAGACAGCATACTTCTTGGCACTGGACTTGGTGCTGCTGCTGCAATGACTGGTGTAGAAAAAGTTGCTCGCAATGTCATACTAAGACAAGGTGGTATCCCAACAACAAAAGCAATAACACGCTTTGTTACTGGAACACTTGAGGAAATGGTTCCAGAAGCAGCACAAGGGGGACAAGAGCAATTAGCAAAAAATTTAGCACTGCAACGGGAAGGTGCTGATGTTCCAACTATGCGCGGAGTTGTTGGTTCTGTTGCATTGGAGGGACTTGCTGGTGGTGCGCTTGGTGGGCCAACTAAACTTCTATTCGGTAAATCAAAAGGTAAAACTCCAGAAATTATTGAAGAGGAAGAAATAGATTCTACATCAGACCAAGTAGCAGACGAGCTTGAGAAAGAGCCAGTATCTCCTGCTACCGAGATGGCGATGAAGCGAATGCAGTTCCAAAGTCAAATTGATAATCTAACAACAGAAATCGAAGAAGATGAGTTACTGCTACAGACTATAGAGCAGACTTCACCAGATAGGCAGAGGGCTGAACTGGCATTGAGCGGAAAGAAAACTGCATTGGCTAATATAATTTCAGAGTTTAATACAATTCCCAAAGAAGAATTATCGGAAACGATAACGCCTGCCACCGCTACGAAAGAAACAACGATAGCAAGGATCGATGAACTGAACAAAGAGTTCGATGCTTTGGATGAGAACGATCAAGTGGGTATTGATAGGCTTAACAAACAAATTTTCGCAGAGCAAAACAAACTCGCTGGACTTACAGCTATTGAGCAAGGGATCGACCCACAGGGAACAACGCCAACCCGCGAGATGGGACTACCACCATCGGGCAGGAGATCAGAATTCGGAACTTTCTTCCCAGACCGACCAGTCCTTCAAGCATTCGTTAAGGCTACAGACAAAGTTCTTGGTGCCATCACGGTCACCAGCAAACGGGCGCAGAAGCTCAAGAATGCCATCAGAACTGGGATTGCTAACAATGCAGGGTTCTTGGCAGGAACGAATACAGAGGTCATCTCAAGCGAAGAATACGGCAAGCTAACTGGAGGCAAGCAGGTAGCCGCCGACACAGGTACATACCGAGCGACATTCTTCAATGGCAAAAAGTATCTGGTAGTTCCAGATGTAAATCAATTGGCAGGAATATCAATCGAAGGTGAGCAACGAGCGGCAAATAGAGATGCTGCATTGGATCAAGAAGCACGGGCAGCGTCAAAGAAACTGGAAGAGGAGATGATCCATCTTTCCATGTTCCAAGGTATCCAAGACGAATACAAAAACATTAAGAAGCCTAAGTTTTCTGAAAAGGAATACATCGTAAAGCGAATCTCTGACATAGCGAAAGAGGTAAAACGAACGAATCCAAACGCACTTCCGGGCGTTTCTGAAGTCTACTTGAATCAAAAGAACAGACTACTCGATGACATGACATTCTCCCAAGAGTTCATGCGAATGGTCATCCAGCGTGTAAGGACGGGCCAGATCACAGAAGACTTGAATGCCATTAGGAAAGCAGAGCAGGAGGCATTCTCAGACCAAGACAAGGGTCTTATTACAGCATGGAAGAACTCTATCCTCAACGCACTTGAGTTCGTCCGCAACGGCATTGCTCGCTATCTTGGCAAAGGAACCTCGACCAAGGAAGTCAAGCGGATGGAAGATGCCATCAACAACATCCTCGATGAGTATGGTATTGTGAAGGGTGAAGCTAACTACGAGTTTAAAGATTACTCTGCCGCCAAACCTCGCGTTCAAGTTACAAATATTGATTCAATAATAAATCAAGGGGGCGGGACTGTAGCAGTTCAAGAAAATGGAAGAGATGTAAATTTTAAACAATTTGGTATTGTGATCGATGGAGAC